ATAACTATATCCCCTTTATTTCATCGGAGATAATGAATGGACCTTTTTGGATTTGAAATAAACAGGAAGAAGGAGCAGAAAGAAGCTGAAAAGCTAGTCTCCTTCGTTCCCCCCTCTAATGAAGATGGCGCGCTCACCGTTGCCGCCGGTGGTGTCTATGGCACCTACGTCGATCTCGATGGTTCAGTCCGAACCGAAGCAGAACTTGTCAATAAGTATCGAGCTATCTCGTTCGATCCTACTATTGACATGGCAATTCAAGAGATTTGTAACGAAGCAATCGTTGAAGACAGCGATGAAGATACCGTCTCTATTGTATTAGACGATATAGAACAACCAGATAGAATCAAGAAAGTAATACAAGAAGAATTTGATAACGTTCTTCAGCTGCTTGAATTCAATCGTCTAAGTTACGAATTATTTCGACGATGGTATGTAGACGGTCGTCTATATTACCATGTCCTCGTTGATGAGAAAAAACCTCAGAAAGGTATTCTCGAAGTACGATATGTCGATCCACGTAATATTAAGAAAGTACGAGAAGTAAAGAAAGAGAAAGATAAGAAAACCGGTGTCACTATCGAGAAAGTGATCAACGAATATTATATGTACTCGCCTGCTGGTTTCTTAAAGCGCACTGGTTCTTTAACTGGTTCTACAATGAATAGCTATGGCTCTTCAGGCTCAGCGTCAGCTGAAGGTGTAAAGATTGCGCGTGATGCCGTAGTTTATTGCACATCAGGTTATCAAAGCCTCGACAACAAACTCATTCTTTCTTACTTACAAAAAGCTATTCGACCACTCAATCAATTGCGTTCGTTAGAAGATTCACTAGTCATCTATCGTATCTCGCGAGCGCCAGAGCGCCGAATCTTTTATGTAGATGTTGGTGGTTTGCCTAAAGCTAAAGCAGAACAATACCTCGCTGATATCATGACGAAATTTAAGAATAAGGTCGTCTATGATTCATCGACTGGTGAAATTAGAGATGATCGTAAGTTCATGACAATGCTCGAAGATTTCTGGCTTCCTCGGCGTGAAGGTGGACGTGGTACTGAAATCACTACATTGCCTGGCGGCCAAAATCTAGGAGATATCGATGATGTTGTTTATTTCCAAAACAATTTGTATCGTTCTCTCAATGTACCTATCTCTCGTCTACAACCAGAAACTACCTTCTCTCTTGGTAGAGCTACTGAGATCACTCGCGACGAAGTAAAGTTCGGTAAGTTTATTACTCGTCTGCGTAATAAGTTCTCCGAGCTTTTTATGAAGTTGCTCGAGCGTCAATTAATTCTCAAAGGTGTATGTACGACCGAAGATTGGACGGAGTGGAAACAGCAGATTGATTTTAATTTTGCTGTCGATAACTACTTCGAAGAACTCAAGCTTGCTGAATTGAATCGCGATCGTGTTGGTTTGGCAAGAGAAATGGAAGAGTATGTTGGTAAATACTATTCGCATGAATATATGAGGCGATACGTATTACAACATTCTGAATCAGAGATAGAAGAGATTGACAAACAAATCGCTGATGAAAAAACAGATGAAAGATATGTTGATCCTGAAGAATTACAACAGGATGAACCAGAAGAAGAACCAGCACCTCCTGCGCCTACGTACAAACTTGTACCTGACGATAGCAAAAAAGAAGACGATGCAGCATGAAGACGTTTTCTTTATAAATAAAGGTGTAATATAATTGGAGATATAATATGACAGATGTAACTGACTTTATTGGTTCTGCCGTAGCAGACAAACCAGTCGCAGCATTAAAAGCTTTTTCTGCGGCCATGGAACCTAAAATTTCCGATGCTTTAGATTCACGTTATTCTGAAGTATCAAATCAGGTATTCAACCCACAAGTCGAAGAAGATGATGAAGCTGAAATGAATGAACTCGATATGGATGTTGAAAACCCAGAAGCCGAATTAGAAACAGAAATGGAAGAACCTCAAAATGTCTGACATACTTAGTAATATTTTAGAAAAGTACAAGAAAGCGGGTACGCTCGACATCGACCGTTCTGGTGCAGACGGCAAAGAGAACGACTTTATTGGTAAACACACTGATAATGTTGAAACCTTTGATGGTCCTGGCATGAAAGAGATCGATGCTGCTGTTGCCGCTGTTTCCCACAAAAAACGTGGCGATGATAATCATGGCTACGAAGTCGATACAGATTCTGATGTATATGAGTCTATTGACATGACATACGCTGACGATATTGAAGAGTTGGCTGGTATGGAATATGACGACGACGATCTCATGATCGAAGAAGATGTTTTGCAAGAAGACGCATCATTCTTCATGAAGCTTATCGACGAAGTAGTCGAAGAGTTCTATAATGAAGAAGCTGACGAAGAAGAAAAAGCAATGCTAGACGAGATGCTTGCTACAGATGAAGGTTATATTGAATTTATTGACACGATCTTTGAAGGTAAAATGGGTATAGCTGATGAAGGTGGAGATGATGAAGTTATCGACGCGAATCCTAAATTAAAAGGTAAGAAAGCGAAGGGCGATGGTAAAGACAGATCAGCTGATGGCAAAGGTCAAATGACCAAAGAAGATATCGAGCGACATGCTGATGTAAAAATGGTTAAAGTAAAAACACCTGAAGGAAAAGTTGTTTTTCGAAAGCAGCGAGCTGAAACAGAAATAAGTAAGCGGAGCGAATAATGATTGTTAAACCTAAAGCTGCAGAAATAAGCCTAAGTACAGCTAACACTGTTGATTCTGCTTCATGTGTACGTATCTACAACGATACAGCTGGAGATATTCTGATTACTAATACAACTACATCAGGATCTTTTACTCTTCCAGGAGGCGCTATTACTTTTGTAGATAAGGCGCCAACAGACACATTAACTGCAGGTTCTGCAGTAAAAGCAGTTAGCGTAGCATTCAATATCTCGTAAGGACAAGACATGAAACTTATTACAGAAATAACTGAATCAGTCAAAGTATTGACAGAAGAGAATGCTGACGGTAAAAAAAGTTTGTTCATTGAAGGTATTTTTCTTCAAGGCAATATTCCAAATCGTAACGGCAGACGTTATAACTCTGACATCCTTGAGAAAGAAGTTGGTCGTTACGTAAACGAAAACGTAACAAAGGGTCGAGCTTATGGTGAGCTTGGTCATCCTGACGGTCCTTCTATTAATCTTGACCGTGTATCTCATATTATTACCGAACTACGTCGCGAAGGTGACAATTTTATCGGTAAAGCCAAAATTTCTTCTACACCGATGGGTAAAATCGTCGAAGGTCTGCTTTCTGACGGAGCACAACTTGGTGTATCATCAAGGGGAATGGGTTCTCTTAAAGAAGGAAAAGACGGTGTGATGGAAGTTCAAGAAGATTTTTATCTCGCGACTGCCGCTGACATCGTTGCTGATCCATCTGCACCCGACGCATTCGTAAATGGTATCATGGAAGGTGTCGAATGGGTGTGGGATCAAGGTAAAGCTGTAGCAATGCGAGTAGAAGAAATCGAACGTGAAGCTCAAAAAGCTGTTCGTAACAAGCAATTAAGCGAGCAAGCAAAGCTGCACATGTTTGAAAAATTTCTTAACGAGATTTCAAAAGTTTAATTTATATAAATACTAAACACTAGTAAAATAATCTAGGAGATATATCTAATGTCTGAAGAAAATCAAATCGAAGTTGAAGAGGCAGTAGATGTAGTTGAGCAAGAGGAATCTCTTGAAGAAGCTTCATCCGCAGCAGCTGAAACTTTAAAGCCTTCAGCAACTAAAACTCAGATGCTTGGTGATCTGATGTCGAAAGTTGCTGGCATGACGAAGCAGGATCTTTCTGCTTTCCTCGATAAGACTCTTGCCCAAGTTGGTAAAGAGGCTGATTCGGTTCCTGATACGTCTGGTAAGAACAAAGCAAGTGTTGCAACTTCTGGTGCAGGTACGCCTTCTCCTCGTGTTGCTGTTCCCGCTAAGGCAATGAAGGAAGATATGGACGAGCTTCTTGCTAATCAAGAAGATTTGTCAGAAGATTTCAAAGCAAAAGCTGGTACTCTTTTTGAAGCCGCTGTTCAGAATCGTGTGATTCTTGAAGTAGCACGCCTCGAAGAAGAAGCCGAGCAAAAGCTTGAAGAGCAAGTTACTCAGTCTATTGACGAGTTGCATCAACAAGTAGAACAGTATATGGACTACGTTGTTGAACAGTGGATGCAAGAAAACGAAGTGGCTATCGAGTCTAACTTCCGTGTTCAAGCAACCGAGCAATTCATCGATGGTCTGAAAAGCCTTTTTGCAGAGAGCTACGTAGAAGTTCCTGAAGAAAAGGTTGATCTCATCGCTGACCTTCAAACGTCAGTCGCTGAGCTCGAAGAGTCATTGGAATCAGTACAGGCCGAAAACCTGAAGCTGAATGCTATGATTAGTGAAGCAAGCGTTGAAGCTGCCTTCGAAGAGGTAT